TTCACCCCAGTGGAGTTTGATGCCCGGCTGGCTGACTTGAGAACCAACGGCAGAGACCGTGGATCTTTCAAGCCATTTTGGGACCAGTGGGGAGATAAGTTCCTGATCCGGCCCAAGGAGCTGACGATAGTCTTTGGGTCTAGGGGTAGCTACAAGTCCACGGTGGTCAACTACCTGATAGCGGATTGGTTGATGTCTGGTAAGGGGAGGGCTGGCCTTATCTCCTACGAGATGGAGCCCGAAGACTTACTCATTATGTTCATAGAGCAGATGGCAAACAGTACCGACTTTACGGATGAGTTCTCAAGCAAGGCCATGGCGTTCATGGAAGAAAGACTACTCATGATCGATGAGATGGTGGACAGCCCACACGCAGCAATTGCCAAGGTTAACGCGATGCTGGAAGAAGGTTGCAAACTGGTTGTCCTAGACTGCTTGCAGCGGGTCAACATGCCATCCAACGACATTGATATGGAGCGGCAGTTTGTTGTTGAGCTGACTAACTTGGTACGCAAGCATGACGCACACTGCATTGTGGTCCATCACTCACGCAAGGGATCGCACACGGATGGCGACAACCCAAAACCTGTCATCGATGACTGCAAAGGTAGCGGGGGTTTGATTGATAATGCACATAACGTGCTATCCGTCTGGTCTGACAAAAAGAAAAAAGACCTTATGTTCAAGGTAGAGTCTGGCTATAACCCGGATGAAGATGAGCAGGAGCTACTCCAGATGCCTGATGTTTTGATAGACGTAAAGAAGCAGCGTAAGCATTTCTTTGAAGGAACCATAGGTCTGTGGCGTACCAAGGCACGGGCCTTCCACTTAAAAAATCAGAGAGCGAGAGTATTATGAGAATGATAGATAAGATTTTCACCACATCCATTTGCCGCCAGCAAAACTACGAGTTCACGACAGCAGAGATGTGCTCATCATTCGGCCCGGACTTTACCAAGGAGGCTGTGTCTGACGCGCTCAGTAAGGCGGTTGAGAAAGGTCTACTCCTACGGCGTAGAGTCAAGAGGGGTAATTCCCGGATAAACTACTACCGGTCAGGGACTGTAAGCAGGTTGTTGAGTAAGGTCTGGGTAGAAAATCCAACGGGCTCTGCCTGCACACCGGTGTGGTTCTAATGGGAGACCAGAGGTCGAGGACCGCGCAGCAAAACAAATGTCTTCACCAGTGGCTGGCGCAGGTGGCTTGGACACTGGATGATGCCGGGCTCGACATACGGCAGACTATGAAGGCGGACTTTGCTATGCCTTGGACCCCGGTAGCCGCAAAGGAATACCTGTGGAGGCCAGTCCAAGAGGTGTTGGCGAATGTCTCAAGCACAAAAGATGCGAGCACAACAGAGTATCCTTTGATCTGCGACACCATCACCCGGCACATCGGTCAGAACCATGGCGTGATACTGACACCATGGCCTAGCCGGAACAACGGACGGGGGAGGTGGTGAAGCTTAGGAATCTAGCAAGGGGCCGTGAGTGCCAGATACGTCTACCGGGAGTCTGCAATGGGAACCCGGACACCACGGTCCTGTGCCACCTCAATGGATCAGGTATGGGAATGAAAGGATCTGACCTCGCAGGCAGTTGGGGATGCAGCTCATGCCACGATGAGGTCGATGGTCGAACAACCGTCATAGCCAACTTGGACCGGGTGGAGCTGTGGTTTCACCATGGGGTCATTCGGACGCAAAAAATACTGGAATGGGAGGGAGTAATCCATTACTGAGTCAGAAGAGCAAAAAGAGATTATCCGGTGGTATAGAGCCCAATGGCCCCAGTACGCCCTCAATCTCCGTGTGAGCCAATCGGGAGGGTTTATAGGCAAAGGGAGGCAGGGTGCCATTAGAAGGGCTAAGATCAACGCTGAGGGCGGCGTGAAGGGGGAGAGCGATCTTGCTATACTTCTGAGTAAGGGTAGGTTCGGAAGCTTTTTGCTGGAGCATAAGGCAGCGGGTGCCAAGCACATTGTGTCGGAGGCCCAGCAAGAGTATCTTGACCACCATAACGCAGCAGGCAACTGTGCTGTGTCTACTCGCGGGGTTGGTGCAGCAAAAGCAGCCATCAAGGCATACATGGAGATGGATGAATCTACACCTGATAGCAAGACGGAGGGCAGCGCACACGCTGAACAGCCTTTGCAAGAGCCTTGAGCTGGGCAGTATGGCCGAGCACTGGGATGGTGATGACTTGGACCAGTGGACGGTTAACACTGAATCTCTAGTCATGGCTAGGAGGGGAACCACAGTGGTAGCAATAATTGAGATGCTGGAGGGATCAAAGAGGCATCTAACCATTCCCCGGTGGGACGGGCTAATCAGGTCCACTCACCTGTCAGCCTACCTATCATCCGACTTTGGGCTCGTTGAAAACATCTCAGAGGACATACTCTTCCATGGGAAATTCCCAGACAGTGAGGGAGAGGTAGACTTTGGTGAGCCTATGGGCCTAGACCTACCGGCACGACCACTGGTGAAAAGGACAAGACAAAGGCCACCAAGAGTTGTAATGTGATCAATAAGTGATCAATCCTAACTATCAATTGGTTAAAAAACAACCACATAGGTGTTTAAATGGGCGCAAAAACCAGAGCAGATGTTTCACCGGAGATCAGGGGTGGACTCAAACGCTGCCTGAAGATAATGGAGGAGAGGGGGGAGCCGATATCAACAGTTTGGGATGAACTATTCACTAGTGACCCAGCAACTGCTATGAGATTAGCTATATCCCTACTGCCAAAGGAGCACAACATAGACAGCACGGTTAGTCATGATATGAGCACCAACACCAACCAGTTCACCGAAGACTTCATGCTAGAGATAGTGGAGAAAGCGCGTGAACGCAGATCAACTCACTAACTACCTAGACGCTATACCTTGGCTTCCTCAAGTGGGGCCGCAGCAACAAGCCATGCTATCTAAGGCGGATGTTGTTTTATATGGGGGTGCCGCTGGAGGCGGGAAAACTGCACTCGCCTGCGGGATATCAATCACTAGGGCAGAGCACTCTCTCATAATGAGGCGTGAAGCCACACAACTGAAAGGTATTATCCGGGAGATCGGTGACATCATCGACAAGGACCGGGTTGGGTACTCTAAACAGAATGGAGAGTGGAAGATCCCACGGTGGGATGGGGTTGAAAGGACCGTCATGTTTGGCTCATGCCCTCACCTTGGTGATGAAAATAAATGGCAGGGAATTGCTAGGGACTACTTGGTTCTGGATGAGGCCGCTAACTTTCTGGAAAGTCAGGCGAAATTTTTAATGGGGTGGACCCGGTCAACCACCCAGTATGAAGTTGATGTGGGTAAGGAGGAATACCTCACTAATAGGCAAAGAACAAGAGTGCTACTCTGCTCTAACCCACCCACCACATCGGAGGGGCAGTGGCTAAAAGAGATGTTTGCTGCATGGCTTGACCCCAGCCATATCAATCCCGCTGTCCCCGGAGAGTTAAGGTACTACACCACAATCGCAGGGAAGATGGAGGAGCAGGTCAGTGGAGAGCCAATAGAGAACCCATCACCATTCGGTGAAGAAGATAGGTTCATATACCCTAAGTCTTTCACCTTCATATCTGCCAAAGTCACTGATAATAAATTCCTTGGTGCCGACTACCTGCGTGAACTTCAAGCTCTACCGGACACTTTACGGCAACAGATGTTGTTTGGTGACTGGATGTCTGGTCAAGAGGACGGAGAGTGGCAGGTAATACCTAGCGAGTGGGTCGATCAAGCGATGGCCCGATGGCAGGAGAAGATATTCAACCCCACCAAGATAGTGAGCGCGGGGCTTGACCCATCCCGTGGTGGCAGAGACTCCACAGTCCTAGCCTGCCGTGAAGACTGGCACTACCATGAGCTACAAGAGTGGGAGGGGCATGAAGTCCCTGATGGTCAGACGGTAGCCGCCAAGGTTATTGAGCTTATCGGCATCTCATCCTGCCCAGTTCACACCGATGTCATTGGTATTGGGGCATCAGTGGTGGACATCCTTGGCATGTATATCCACAACCGGGTGGTCCCAGTTAACGTGGCAGAGGGCGCAAAGGATGAGACTGACTGGTCGGGTACGCTCAAGTTCGGCAACAAGAGAGCCCAATTGTGGTGGGCGTTCAGAGATATCCTCAACCCAGCCAATGGTTTCAACGTATCACTCCCACGGGACCAGCAACTCAAGGCGGAGCTATGCTCACCGAGCTATCAGCTGAGGGCCAATGGCATCATGATCGAGTCCAAGCAAGACATCATCAAGCGACTGGGCCGATCAACTGATAGGGCTGACGCAGTGATCATGGCAGCAGAGCGTACAGCTATCCTCAACATGACTGGTCTATCTGGCAGAATCCAAGTAAATCGGTAGCATTGATACGTAGTTAGAAATAAGTCCCTAATTTATAACCCGGCATTAGTAGGTAAGCAGGGTGAACCCGTGAAGGGGCTTCGTAGGGGCTTCGAAGGGGTATTTTCAGCCTGTTCTCTCTCTGTCTCTCTGTCTCTGTGCCTTTTCTGGGGTTGCACTATTTCTACAATTCTGGAGAAAGTTTGCGTAAATGGTCATAAAGTGACAATCTACGTCACATATCTATTGAAATTGATGTGGCGGTGAGTAGAAATGAGC